CCCCCACTGCGACCAGCCGATATGACCCACCCCTGGAACAGGCGCCCTGACGAGACGAGCAAGTCTCACACAGCCTTCTCCGCTTATCTCGAGATGGGACCCTCGCGGAGCATTGCACGGCTGTGTGAGCGCCTCGGGAAGGGATCGGGGTATGAGCGGTACGTCGAGTCGTGGTCGAGCAAGTACGACTGGGTAGCCCGAGCCGCCGCGTGGGATGCTCATGTGCAGGACAGGGAGCGTGAGGCCATCATCCAGGAGAGGGTCAAGGCCAAGCGCCAGCGCATCCAGGCCGCCAACGCCTGCCTGACACAGGGACTCAAAGCGCTGCAAGGACTCAAGCCCAAGGATGCCTCATGGCGGGATGTCACCTCCATGATCAGGATGGCCCTGGATGCACTCCGCTCCGAGTACGAGAGCGAGACGAGTGTCGAGGAGCGCAAGGACGAGATCCGAGATGTCGTCTCCGAGATGATGGAAGACCTTGAGAGCCAAGACCCCGAAGAAATCCAGCGGCGCGTGGCTCGCCTCCGACGAATCAAGTAGAGCCGATGCCGTCAAGCAGCAGATGCTCGACCGGGCTGCTCTGCTCCACACATGCATCGATGACCCGCAGGCCCGTGCCGATCTGCTGGTCTACTACCGCACGCACCCCGTCGAGTGGATCTGTGACTGGGTGTGGACGTATGACCCACGCAATCGCAAGCCCCTACCCAAGCGCCTCCCCTTTGAGTTGTGGGCCAGGCAGCGCGAGCTCGTCGAGTGGATCGATGCTCGATTCCAGGCAGGCGAGAATGGGCTGCTCAAGAAGGCTCGTGATGTGGGCGCCTCGTGGCTGTGCTGCTCGTATGCTGTCTGGCTGTGGCTCTTCACGCAAGACGCCGCCGTCACTTTCGGTTCACGCAAGCAAGAGCTGGTGGACAAGAAGGGTGACCCCAAGGCGCTCTTTTCGAAGATCCGAGACATCATCAACGGTCTGCCCGTGTGGATGTTGCCCGGTGGCTACTCCGAGAGCGAGCACGACAACTTCCTACGCATCATCAATCCCGCCAACGGCTCGACCATCACCGGCGAAGCAGGCGACCAGATGGGGCGTGGTGGTCGATCGTCGATCTACTTTTTGGACGAGTTCGCCTTCGTGCCTCGAGCAGGCCGGGTGGATGCGGCGGTCAATGACAACAGCAATGTCGTCATCTACCTGTCCACGTCCAACGGCCTGGGCACACTCTTCCACACCAAAGAGGTGGAGGGACACACCCCACTCTTCCGCTTTTTCTGGACGGATGACCCACGCAAGGATGAGGCATGGGCCGCCCAGAAGCGACGAGACATCGGCTCGGTGGCATTTGCCAGGGAGCATGAGGGAGATGATGGAGCAGCCCTTGACAACATCCTGGTGCCTGCTTCGTGGGTGATGGCCGCCGTCGGCCTCGACCTTCCCGCCGGCACCCGCTCGATCGCCGGGCTTGACGTGGCGGACGGGGGTGCAGACTCCAATGTCTACATCCACAGACAGGTGCCCACCGTCACCCGCATCCTCGCATGGGATGATGGTCTGCCCACCGAGACGGCCCACCGGGCGATCAAGGAGGCCCGTCAGGATGGGGCTCACCTGAACTACGATCGCGTCGGGCCTGGTAGCAACGTCGCGGGTGCCTTGAGGGCCAACGCCGACGTGTCAGGCTTCGGCGTCCTGGGAGGGGCACGACCCTCCCAGGTCATCTACGAGGACGACCCGGAAAAGCCTGCCTGCGAGCGCTTTGACAACCTCGGCACCGAGTGCTGGTGGGCGATGAGGCGTGCCTTTGAGCGCACCTACGAGCATGTCAACGGGATCAAGGAGCACCCGCTCGATGATCTGATCTCGATCCCGGACCATGCCGTGCTCATCTCGCAGCTCTCCTCTCGGCTCATCGAGTACACAGAGAAGGGCAAGATCCGAGCCGAGCCCAAGAAGAGGATGCGAAAGCGCGGGGTCAAGAGCCCCGATCACGCAGACGCACTCGCCTACACGTTTGCACCTGTCATCACCATGCCCGTGATACCGGGCCGAGTCGGAAAAGGGAAAGATGGCATCCGCCGCTACCGATAACATCAGGCACATTCGCGACCTCGCGAGCCGCATCAAGGTCGAGCAGCCCCGCACGCTGGCCGAGCTGATGAGCACGTGCGGGGTGGAGACCTCGCACTTTGAGCCTCAGCCCGAGGTGGCGCTCGTGGGCATCGATGAGATCGCCGACGGCTACCAGGGTGGCTCGATCGTGCGCTCCCTGCATGAGGCGGGGTGTGCACGCCTGACTCGTCTTGACGAGTCTCCCGTCTACGAGAGCGCGATGGGCCAGCCAGACGGGGAAGAGGTCGGCGTGCCGGGCAACCGCATCTGGGGGGGCATCCTGCGCGATGAGCCCAATCCCCGCCTGCGGCCCTACCTCGCTCGAGGGTATGCGGGCTATGACTCGATCTATGCCCGCCACTACCGCGATCCGCTCGTGTACAAGGCGGTGCAGTCGATCCGCGAGGTGCTCGTCTCCGGTACGTGGGAGATGCAGATCCCCGAGGGTGTGCCCGAGCAAGACCGCGACCGCCTCCGAGAGGCGGTCGATTGGCTGTGGGGCAAGCTCCATCAGGTCCAGGTGCTCGGCCATGCCAGCGGATGGACGTCCTACATCGAGGAGGCGGCATGGGCCGTGCTCTACGGCTTCTCGATCTTCGAGGTCGTCTGGTACCTCGACCCTGCCACCGGTGCGCCCTACCCCCACAAGATCGCCCCCCGCCTTGCCTCGACCGTCGATCGGTGGATCATGAGCGAGCGAGGCGACACCCTGCTCGCCGTGACATTTCAGACCGCCGACGAGAAGGCCACTCGCTACGTGCTGCCAGCCACCGGCCCGAGCCTGACTGACCAGCGCGTGCTGCTCAACACGATTGGCGGGCAGGCCAACAACTTCGAGGGGGTCCCTCCTACCCGCGTGGTCGATCATTTGATCACCTACAAACAACTCCTGCTGACGATTGCCGCAGCAGCCGCCGAACGCTTTGGCTCTCCGATCCTTGCCACCCGCTTTGACCCTGCCCTCAAGGACATGGCGGGCGGTCAGGATCCGGACCTGACCCAGTGGAACGCTTTTTTCGAGGACCTGTCTTACATGACGGCTGTAGAGACCCCCACCCTCCAGGTGCCTGTGGGTCTGATGCTCGAGTATGTCGGAGCTCCTGGGCAGATGCCCGAGCTGCTCGCCCACATCGAATACCTCGACAAGCAGATCAGCATGGCGTGGTCCAACCAGGCCACGACGCTCGGCCAGTTTGGTCACGGGTCCTACGCACTTGCCTCCGTGCAGGATGATGACTTCCTACGAGGCGCACCCTACTACGCCCGCAGCATCACCCGGTCTCTCAATGACCTGCTACGCCGCATGCTCAAGGCCGACCCGTGGGGCTTCGATCTTGATGAGTACCCCACGATCGCGTGGAGACTGGGAGGCGCCCAGGACAACACCGCGTGGTTTTCTGACTTCAAGACCTTCTTCGAGCTCGCACCGGGGCTCCCCCGTGCCGCCCAGCAGGCAGGGCTGGAGAGGCTTGGCCTTGCTCCTGACACCTTCGACGATGGCGAGGATGCCCCCGAGGTGGGTGGAAGTGTCCAGGATACAGCCTTCACCGGCGAGGTCAATGCGGACTCGCCACCCCCTGACCTTCCACCCGATCGGTCGATGGCCTCCGTGCCGCTGGGAAAGTCCTACGCGCTTGCCGAGGAGATCGACCCGGAGCGGGAGGCGCAGAAGATGGACCGGGCCGAGGCGGAGCTGACGGAGACTTTCGAAGCTCTCCAGGAGGAGATGGCGGCGGACTGGGCGGAGCTGATCCGTGACAACGAGGGCGCTACCGATGTGGTCGAGGACCGTGAGGCCATCATCACCATGTATCGCCCTCGCTATGCTGAGGTCATCGAGTCCGTGATGCTCGATGTGGGCAAGGAGTCGGGCAGGGATCTGCTCGCCAAGATGGGCGTGGAGGCCGACCCGGATCTTGCCCTTGACGATGCACTGCGGCTGCTGGCCGTCCAGATCGCAGACGAGGCCGTCAATCGATCGGTGGGCGTCATGACCGAGGGAGAGGTAGCTCGAGAGCGTGGTGATACGTCCGACGAGATCGCCGTGCTGACGGCGGGCACACTCGCCCTGATCGCCTCCAAGGCCGTCTCGTCTGCGTACAACGCGGGCAGGGATCAGGCAATCACCGACTCCAACGAGGCCGAGGACAAGCCCACGGTGCGCCATGCAGTGCGCTCGGCTGTCATGGACCCCCGCACCTGCGAGGAGTGTCTGGCTCTCGATGGCACGCGCTACGAGGTGGGCACCGATGCGTATTACGATGCCATGCCCCCCAACAAGTGCCTCGGCGGCGCCCGGTGCCGGTGCGTGTACGCCTACGAGATCGAGGAGGAGTGATGGACGCAGACGCCAGGACCACGTCTACCAGCATGGCTGAGGGCGACAGGCGCGATCCGATCAAGATCTTTTCGTATGGTCAGGTCGAGCACCCCAATGGGGCCTTCGTGGTGGACTCGGAGTTTGCCGCCTCGATCGTCGATCATGCGCGCCACATGCGGCAGATGGGATACTACATCCCGATTCTGCGTCAGCATCAAGAGGATGGTCACGTCTACGGTCTGCTTGCCGATGTGTGGGCAGACGAGGCGGGGATCTGGGCACTGCCCGAGTTCGCGGCAGGGTGGGGACAGGCGTACGATGCCGGGCATCTGCGCTACTGGTCCCCCACCTTCGCTTCAGACTGGGAGTGCCCCCATACAGGGAGGACATGGCCGGTGGCCTTGCGAGAGGTCAGCGCCGTGAGTGTCCCTCATCAAAAAAACATCGGGGGAGCGAGCGTACACTACTCGCTCTCCGAGTACGGGTATGCCACCCACCGACAACCCAAGGAGGATCAAATGGCAGATCAGAAGGAAGCCACCGCGCCGGATGTCGGTGAGGTGGAGGACGACAAGAAGGCCACGGCACTTGCCGAGGAAGAGGAGGGCGGCGGGTACTCGATGGGAGAGATCCAGTCGATGCTTGCCGAGCTCAAGTCCCTGATGGGCGCCGTCAAGGACCTCATGGAGGACGACAAGTCCGAGATGGGAGAGGGTACCGAGATGATGGATGGCGATGAGGAGGAAGAGGACACCGAGATGTCCGCCCTCCGCAGGCAGGTACGCGAGCTCCAGGAGGAGAACGCCCGGCTTGACATCACCCGTCGTCTCGGCTCGGTCCCTGCCGACACTGTGACCCGCCTGTCGTCCTTGCGACGCACCGACCGGACGCTCTACGAGTACACGGTCGGAGAGATTGCCAGGTCCGCCCAGACG